ACCTTCTCTTCTTGGAAGCCAAAAATCTTCAAGCATTGCCATAAATTTTTTATCGTCACGAATTTCTCCAGTGTTTGCGTCATAGACCATCTTATTTCTATAACGCATCATTACATCACGGAGATATTGCTCTGCTTTTACTTTTGGTAGATTTCCAACATCAATATAAAAAATTCTTCTTTCTGGAGCACGAGACAATCTATAAATGACGAGACTATCTTCAATCATACGAAGTTGATTGAGGGATTTAATTGCTTTGTGTAGATATGAAAGAGTTGAACCTTTGTTTCTATCTACAAGACCTGAAGTACAGTATGTAATAGAGTCTTTTGAAAACTTAATGCCTCCAGTTCCACCCAAAGAAGATGGGTTGGTTGTTGGATAAGTCATTTTTGGATTATAAACGTAATATTCCTCAATTTCTGGAAATTCATAAGACATTGGATCATCAATATTTACATTCGCTAATCTATAAATTTTTTTATCCTTTTCCGTTTGTCTTTGTTGACGCACATAACGCATTTTCATTGCATCTATGTAACGAAGTTCTTTAATTCCTTCGTGTGGGTTTTTTAAATCAATTACTTTATGATAGTAGAGTCTTCCATCAACATACCAATTTCTGTAGATTTCGTGAGATTTTCTATCAAAATCCAATAGTTCTAAAATATATCTAAATTCATCTCTAATTTTTTTCTTTATCGCATCACTTGCATTCAAATTTGATAGTTCAATTGATACTGGACTATCATTAGTGTCACTTACAATTGCTTCGTTAACAATATCCTCAATGGCGCTATCACACTCTGGATGAAGCGACATTTCACGATATCTTTTAATTAAATCAAATTCGGTTCTATAAACGCCTTCAATATCTACGTATGATCCAAAAAATCCACTAGATAGATAAAAATCACTCCCATCTTCACTATTAGGTGCAACGGGAGAAACTACACTCGGAGATAATGGTTCACTATCTTCAATAGAAAATCCAAATAACTTTGCCATAATTTATTTTATTTTGATCCTTGATATATTTATTCTATCAATTTTCACCTGTATATGGTGACCAGTATTGTACTTGGAAATCTACGGTAAATTCTTCAATTGTGTCCGCACTATCATATGAAAGATCAATTGCGGAGATAGTTGTTGGGAAAATACTATAGAACTTATACTGCGCAGCAACGTCAAGACCACTTCCTACAACATTATTTCCACCAACGACACTTGGATTTCTTTTGAGTTGTCTGACTAATGCATCAACCATATAACTATTTGGATTGGTTGCACCACTTCCATCAGCATATTGACCAACAAATTGCATCCAAGCTTCCATTGCTTTTCTGATTTTAAAGTCTTCATCATTAATAACTGTAATTGTCCAAGGATCAAATGTACGATCCCCTGCTACTTTAAAAGTTCTTCCTCTAAAAGGAACATCAATAGATGCAATATTTGACGCAGGTAAATTTGCTGCTTTACATAAAACCGAAAATTCATTAGCATCAAACTCTGCCCCGCCTGGGAAGTTAGTTAAAACAACTTCAAATAGATTGGAGCGAGCACCACCACCTTTGAGTGCTGCTTTAAAATCTTGAATACTGTGTGCCATTTTTAGATCCTCCTTGTTGTGTTTTAATTAAATCAAACTGTACCGGCTACTTCTTCAAAAGATATGCCAGTGCGGGTAGCAACAAAAGTAAGTGTTACATAATTAATAGACTTAGCAGGCTTCAGATAAATGTCTGCTCTAAATTCATTATTATCAATCACATCAGGAGTATTGTTTGATGTATCACAAACAACTAAGAATCCATAAAGTCCTCTCTTTGCCTGAACATCACGGAGGTAAGGTTCAACAATGTTCTTAAAGTTTGCTCTTGTAAGTTCATCGTTCAATTCAAAGAGTTGTGCCTGAGCAGCTCTTTGAAGTGCCTGTTCAATTGTAAGGAACAAACGACGAACATTGATTCTATCAAACGCAGATGCATAGGTGAGAGCAGTTTTATCTCCAAAAAGAAGAGTTCCAACACCAGGTTGAGTTACAATTGAATTAATTCTCAGTGGATATAGTTGGTCTCTTTGTGCTTTGTTTGGATTATATGCAAGTTTAATTGCATTATTAAGAATTCCACGTTGTTGACCTGCTGGAGAGAACCAAGGATATGAAATAATATTCGTTCTTGTCATTAAACCAGCAATATCAGCATTGCAAGGAATGTAAACAAACTTATTATTAAATCTATCATAAGTATACTTATATCCACTATCAAATACTGCATATGAAGAAGATGAAAGTGGACTGAAATACTTGATTAAGTTATTAGTTTGTGTAGTAGTATTTGTAATTCCAATTAAATTTGCTCTATGAGGACCAATGCAAGCAATACAATCTTGTCTATTTCCTGCCGTAGAGATAAGATAATTTGCCTTTGCTTGAGAATCTGATTCCGAATCTAATCCTGGACCCATAATTAAATAATCAACTTGAATTTCATCTTTATTTGAGAATAATTCGTATGATGTAATCAAGTCCCCTAAAGTTGCTTTCATTCCACCAGAGGCAGAATAATCAACACCACCACCTAATGCATAAGTCTTATTACCAATTGCACTATAAGTTATTCCTTGAGCATTTTGTCCCCAAAGTCCATCTGCAGTTGTAACCGCAGTAAATGCCGCGGAAAATCCAGTTGCTCTTGGTGCAGTGTTCCAATAAGAATCTGCAGAACTTGATGGATTATTACCTGCGTAAATTTGCGCAGAAAAATCAGCAAGATACTGTTTGTACCAAATTTTTTGTGGAGAATTAACTGCAGAAATTGAATCAAATGCTTTTGAAAGACCTATATGTTTTTCAATAAGCGTTCCTTGATTTCCTGTAATAGTTCCAAGATCATCAACGACAACTATATGCAATCCGTCATTTTTGCCGTTTCTATCAAGAACATATCTATTAGAAACTGGTTTTGGTGCTATGGATTTCCAATAAATTGTTGTATTGGTTAAACCAAGAGTTTGGTTATCATACCAATCAGAAATAGAAGCAACGGTTGCAGATCCAGATTGAGCTCCCGAATTGTTAATAAAGTTAATTGTACTTGATGCAGCAAATGCAGCAGTAGTAGAACCTTCTGCATAAGTAATTGGAGTTTCAGTTCCTGTACTGGAAACTCTTGAAAAAATCTTTACATCAACTGTACTGTTTCCGTTTGTTGAATCTGTTGTTACTCCAGTGATAATACCTTTCAGGTATCCAGTAAACAGGGAAGTACTTCCAGATCCTGCAATTACTTGATTGGAAAGAGAAACCGTAACTCCATATCCAACTGTTACTCCAAGAGCAACGAGACTGGTTGTGGTAATCCCCAATGTTTGATCTGCTAAATCATCAATAAAACAAACTTTTAATCCATTTGCCCAACTTCCTGGGTTCTTTGCTGAGTATGTATAATTTGTACCTTCTGAGTGATTATTTAAATAATCATCGTAATTGTCAATTTTTAAACTTGTTGTTGAAGCAACTGAAACTCCAGCATTGGCATTGTTTAAGGTTGATCCACCAGTTCTTACAACCTTTAAAACACCACCATATGAAAGATATGATGAAGCACTCATCCAATATTCATATTGCGAATCAGTTGAAATTGGTTTACCAAATACATTAATTAAATCTTGTTCTGTTGTTATGTCAATTGGATGATCAACAGGTCCAATTGGAAAAGGTCCTGCAATTGCACCAATGTTATCTAAAACATTATCAGCTCTTCCTACCGTTAAATCAACCTCTCTGACTAATACTCCAGGAGATAATTGAGGAGTCGCCATGTTTTTCTCCGTTAAATCTCAGTTTATCTAAAAAATATTTATTAAAAATATACTTTACACTGGGGAAATGTGACGTGAATTAATTACCAGTCAGGATACTCCCATTTACATATAAATTTATTATTTTTTTTAGAATTTATGATTCTTTTTATTGTACATTCTTTACATTCATAAGAATATGATGATGATACGTTGCCCTTATCTTTACGTGTTTGATAAAATCCATCTATTAAATTTTTTATTTCATTGCATACTCTACATTTTCTATCTACTAATAATAAATGTCCTAATTTTATTTGTTTATCTAATTCCATTTTACATATATTCCCACATATAAGAACGATCCCCATATTCATCTAAAAACCATCTATCTCCATCTTGATCAACAAAACTGTTTTCACCAATACCATCAGAAACGAATCCAAATGGTGCCATATCTTGTTCAATTTGATTTTTTTGTTCTTCATATAATCTTTTTCTAACATCTTGGTCAGTAAGCTCTTTAAAATAGTCTTGTGCAACCAACCATGCATAAATTACTAAGCACATTGCAAGATCATCATTACAACCTTCTTCAGCTTCAAATGAATTATGCTTTTGAATAAATGTCGTAAGTTCGGATATTATCTCATAGTCGTTTAAATATAGCTTATCTTCCTCAATCATTGTCTTAAGGTTGAGGCACCCAACTTTTTTAACCGTCTTGGACATTTTTACTCCAAGTTGAGTTTTCTTTCCAGAAAATCCTTGCCCTACAATTTGTCCTGCTCTTCCTCTCATAGAACACATGAGAAGATTTTTATATTCTAAATCGTATTGAAGGATACTAGCTACTTGATCTCCAACATCATTAACTTCGCATAAAATATATGCCTCATTATAATTTTTTCCAATCTCCTCAATAATACTCGGAAAAAGCATAGGTTTGATTTCATTATTTCTATATTTTCCTACAACTTTATGTGGAAACTGTGTTATATCAATCACAGTAAAAGCTGAATAGTCATTTCCAACACCCCTAGCAACATCTACAGTGATGAGATAATCATGTTCTTCTATTGGATCTTCATAAACATCTAGACCAGCACTGCGAGTCTTAGGAGCATCGTATACAAGGTTTCTTAGTTTGGATGGTGCAATTAAAGTGTCAACAGATCCTAAAAATTCACATTCAAACTCAACTTTAAATTGTTGTTCAGAAGTGTTTGCAATAGTTTGTGCTTTCCATGCCTCATCTCTTCCTGGAACTTCACTCCAATGAACATCTGTAAATAAATATTCATTTTTACCTTTTTCTGCATCATGCCACATTCGGTAAAAATGGTTCATACCGTGTGGGGTAGAAACAATAATTACTTTTGTACTTTTACCTGAAGTAATTGTAGGATAAACCGACGCAAAAAATGAATCTGCGATGTGATTTGGAACAAACGCAAATTCGTCCAAAAAGAGGATATTGAAAGACATACCACGAACCGCAGAAGCAGAAGTAGAAGCAGCCAAGATTTTACTTCCATTCTCCAATTCCAATGATCCCTTATTCCAAGAAATGATTCCCTGTTGCATCCATTTTGGTAGGTTTTCATATGCAGTTTGCAAACGATCTAAAAGTTCTCTTGCGGTGGCGGCTTTGTTAGCAAGAATACCGATATTTACATTATCATTGAATACTGCATAATGTAGAAGAAATGACACCACGGTTGTAGACTTTCCAGTCTGTCTTGGCATCTTGCATATATTAAATCTATGATTATGGAAATTGTTAACTAATTTCTCTTGAAAGGGATACATTTGAAATGGTTGCAATCCCTTATCGAGAGTTACAATTTTTACATAATTTTTTGCAAAATATACTGGATCATCTTTACACTTTAAAAATTCAATAATTTGTTCTTGTGTAAATTCAATAGGAGTATTTGCTTTCTTTAAAAGAGGATTACCTAAATATACATCACTCATAATAAATCCTACCTATCAGTTACAATTCCAACGACGAAGTGCTTTATTAATTCTTGAATCTGGATCTCTTGCAGTTTTAGTGGAAGTTAACTTGGACTTCATTCCAGACATACGTTTACAAAATGATTTACGACGATTTGCTCTTTTTCCTGTTGGGTTCTTTTCGGTTACTGCAGTTTGGAGTTTTGATCCGGGATTTTCACGACGATATGCCTTAACCGCAGCAGGACTTAAACCATCCGTTTTATCTTGACGATTGACTCTTTGCCAATCTTCATTAATCTCAACTTCTTCTCCCATAGGTTTTACATAGTTTTTATTAAAACCAAGTTTTCCGGAACTTCCTCCTTGAAATCCTGCTTGAATCAAAGGTTGTCCAGGAGTAAATTCTGAAATTGTGTGAAATACTACCTTTGCCCCAGGATATACTTTTTGAATTTCGTCATTCACTTCTTGACGAGATGGAGTTTTTATTTGTGGAAAAAACATTCTAATACCGTAATATTTTCCTCTCCAAAGTAAAGTAATTGCAATAATATTTCCTGACTGTGATTGGAGACGTGTTACTTCATCAATTTGACATTTAAATCCTTTGATTGGTTCCGGTTTAATTAAATCTACAACTTCAGCAAAAGTATTTCCATTAGCATCTTCGATAGTAATACTTTCCTCTGCTTTAACACAGTTTGGATATTTTTTACCAAACATCGTCTTC